ACAAATCTTATATCAGGTTTTTTAAGCTTAAGCATATTAATTAAATCCTCTTCATTTTCATATGGTATAATCTCATCAACATATTTAACACCTGATAATTGAATATGTCTTTCCATAAGACTTTGAATTGGATATTTACCACCTTTATTAGGTCTAGTATTAATACCACATATAAGATAATCGCAATTTTCCTTACACTCACGTAACATTTCTATATGGCCTGCATGTAATAAATCAAATGGTGAGCAAGTAAACCCTACTTTCATTCTGGTAAATCCTCTATTTTACTATAATAAAATTCTCGTATCTTACTATTAATTAAAATGGCTTCTTCTAATAATTTTAATGGGAAACCTTTTCTAGAAGCAGAAGTAGCAAAAGCTAATGTATCTTTTGGAAGACACATACCACCAAATCCATGTTTCCCATCTGACCCTGGAACCATCATATGACTTTTTCCAATGCGTTCGTCAAGAGCTATTAATTCTGTTACTTCATCAAATCCTTCATCACAATACATATCTCTTAGCTCATTAAAAAATATAACCTTAGTTGCAAGATAACAATTAATAGCATATTTAGCATAACATGCATTTATCATAGAAGTAAATCTTACTTTATCTATTTTAATACCTGAATTTATATATATGTCATACCAATATCTAGCATTTTCACCACCAAATATAGCAAACTTTTGATGACAAAATTCTTTAATTGAATCATTTTCAGTCAAAAATTCTGGATTAAATGTTAAATAAAGGTCGTCTTCTAATAGTTTAATTAATTCTATTGATATAGTTGATTTAATAAGGATAGGTATTCCTGGAGCTTCTGCACGTATTTCTCTATGGTATTGTTCAACCATCATATCATCACATTCACCTCTTGGTCCTTGAGGTGTTGGTAAACATATTATAATGCCATCATAATAACCATAATCTGAATAGTCATTAATACCATCATCTAATATATTCATATCTTTTGGTGGGTCTAAAACTTGTATATAATTCATTTCGTCTTTATTTAGACCTTCATATACAGCTTTACCTACAATGCCATAACCAATAATTAATATATCTCTATGTGTCATTTATTTTTTTCCCATAAACAATTCCAATCCTTTTTTCTTTTTTTCTTTTTCTTCTTTACTAAATTTCTTAATTGCTGTATCAGTTTCTTTAATTCTACTTATCTTCTCACGAAGTGTATCAAGGAATGATTGGTCAATAGGGTTATTAATATCAATACTAGAAACAAAGTCTTCGATATTAGCTTGCTCCATAAATTTGAATTTAATATCTGTTTGTTTCTTTTCTTTAACAATTCTACGTATAAAAGCAAAATAAGCTATTTGAGTAAAATATGAGAACGCATTTGGCTTGCCTGTACGAGTGGCCGTGTCTATATTATAATTATATATTGCTTTAAGACAATTTTCGACACCATCCATAACCATTTCATCACGATAAGTATATCGTACAAAGTTTGGTTTATGGGATAGTCCTTCACAGATCTTCATAAAACATATAGCAATATAATCTGGTACAACTGGATTTTTTATTCCTAATGCTTTAGCTGCATTAGATGCAGTCACATAATCAACTACAGCATATGAAAATTCACGATTGTTTACATAATGTGGTTTATCTCTAGGTTTAATTTTTTCAGGCATATTTAGGTCTCAAATTGTGCTAATAATATAGTTATTATATCATATTTTATAGTTAAAGTAAACAGCTAGATTGAATATTCTTTTAAATATGGAGCTAATTCAAATATATTCTCATTATTTTGTCTTGCAATTAAACAAAAATCTATCCATTCCATCATTTGTTTATGTATATTTTTGTCAGTAGCTTCAGGTTTAACACTATCAATATTAATCATACCTCTTACATTTAGACCATCACTTGTATAAAAATCATAATCTCTTTTAACAAAATTCTTATCTAAATACTCGTGTACTTTATTTAAACCTTCTGTAATATGTTTAGGCTTTAAATAAAGTGGCGAACAATATTTTGGGTATGTAACTATATTACCCATATTAATTCTTGGTACACCTTTAATATCTCTCCAAAATTCTATTAGTTCTGGAATATGCATCCAATTATATATTGATATCGTTCCAAATACTATAACTATTCTTCCAGCATATTCGTGATATTTATTTATATTATCAACAGTCTTATTAAAATGACCACCACGTATCCAATCATATAATTCATGTGTACCATCTATACTCGCTTGAATATTCACATCATCTATTCTATGTAATAATTCAATAACCTTATTAGTAACTAACTGAAAATTAGTAGATATTTGTACCTTACACTTTGGATTTGTATCAGCAACTTTTTGTAATATCTTTATATTATTTGGGTCAGCAAATGGTTCACCACCTTTAATAGTTAAATGCTCTAAATTTGGAATTATTTTTAAAACTTTTTCGACATCTATATCCGTCATCTTATATATTTTGGTATGGAACTTATGGTTATCATTCCTCCATTTCATACCAAGATCTAAAGCATATTGCTCATAAGGTGCCCATTTAGATGAGTACTTGCCTGAACATGTGACACACATTTGATTACATATATTACTAGTAGATATTTCTAAAAATTTTAATCCTGGTTTTGAAAAAGAATAACGATTATATGCAACAAATCGTGCTGCTCTTCCAGCTTCATGATGGTGTACACATACTTCACATTGTACTGGGAAATTTCCTTCTTTAAAGTTTTGTCTTATTTTATTATAGGTTTCAGAATTAAAAAATTCATTTATATCATCTATATCTTTTATATGCCCAATAGATACACTATCACCAGCACAACAAAGAACGATTTCACCTATTGGACTTATAGTTAATCCGGTTTCGGGTACTAAACATTTCATAATATTTATTTTCAGTTTGCTGTTTACATTTGGCCAAAACTATGGTATAATAAGATAGTATATCTGGGAAAGACTGAATACTGGTTCTAGTGGAGGACAGAGTTGCCTCGGATAGCCATAGAAGATTCTTGCTTTTCTCGTTCAATACCTTCTACTTGGTCAAGTAATATTCTCATATAATAAGCTTTAATATCTGGTTGAACATCAGTTTCAAGAATTATATTATGTGAATCCATGTAATGTAATTTAGATTCAGAGAATGGGAGATATGGAGAAAATACTAATGAATTTCCATCTTCAATATCCATTCTCATTGGTTCTTCAATCGAATTATCTTCTTCATGTACATACGCAATGATAGATTCTCCAGATATCAATTTAAACATCTTGACTGGAACATCTTCTAATCTATCAATATATTTCTTTTCTCTATCTTCCATATATCTATTTATAATAATTTAACATCATGTATCTTAAATTTGAAGCGTTCTTTAGAGTATATTTTTATTCTTTCTGCACTATGATTTAATGTATAATTCTTTTTAGATTTCCAATGCAAGTCATCTGAGATATCATATAATGTAGTGTCTTTATCTGTTTTTCTTAATCCCCTACCAATAGACTGTAAAACTCTTATCTGACTCTTACTGGGCGAGGCAAATATAATATTATTTAGATTAACTATATTGATACCAGTAGAGAATGTACCATAAGAACATACCAATATAGCATCCTTTTCTGTCTCTGTGAGAGCTCTTATTTCTTCACGTGTATCAGCTTGCGTCTTACCACTTACGAAAAACACTTTTCTTGCACCTATTCCCCATAATCCTTTAGCCGCTTCATCAATCATTCTAAATAAAGGTTCACCATGTTTCTCTACAAATTGGAACAAGATTAATGTATTACCTTTTTGGTCTAGAGCTAGGTTCTTAATAAATTTATTTCGCGCATTGCATGTAACAATATAATCTACCTCATCTTGGTATTTCATTTTAGATACTACCTTACATACTTCTTCTTTATGCTTTAATAATATTATATTAATATTCAAATTAGCTAAATCACCCCTATCAATAAGTGCTTTTGAGGTTGTTATATTTTTATGAGGACCAAATAATCCTTCAAGGACTAACTTATGTGTTTGTGTACCATCAAGAGTACCAGTCATTCCAAATCTATATCGAGCTTCAGTACATTTGGTAAGAATACTAGTAAGAGATTTAGCCTTAAAATTATGTGCCTCATCACCTATAACCATACCAAATTGTTCAAAATATTTCTTTGGCATTTTATAAATTGATTGCCAAGTAGATATATAAACTCTTTTCCAATTATGATACTTATAAAGTCCTGCCATTATTTCATGACAATTCTTATTTGCACTCCATTCTTTATCCTTTTCTGAATACTCAGCAAAGTCACCATACATTTGTTTGACAAGGGAAGTGGTAGGTACTATTATTAATACCTTATCATTTTCGCGAGCTAAAAAATATCTCATAAGAAGATATATTATTAATGATTT